CTGGCGAACTGTACAAAGCCGCATCATACAAAGCACCTGCCAAAGGTGTTCGCTTTGACCTCCGCCTCATCTCTGACCGTGAGTTTGTTCTCAAGAATTGTGACTGGGCAGGTGGTTATCTGTACAAGTGACCTGCTATACTAACACCATTGTTGCCATCCTATGACAAAAACTATCATTGAGAAGAACGGATTTCGATTCGTTACAGCTGGTACACTAGAGAACGGTCAACCTGATTATCGCTTGCAAGAACAAGATGAGTACACTAAACGATGGCGTGATGTGTACTATTTTGACAATGAGATGCAATTCTCGCTCGCAATCGAAGATAACGAGTATCCTAAATGGTTAACGGGCAAGCCCTGTTACATCAAAGACACCGTATCTCGTCGCTAAAAGCTTATGTTTGAACTAGGAGATTGGGTAACCGTACCACACGACAACATTTCGGGGGCAGTGTGGTTCATAGATGACAAATACATCACGGTTACAATCAAATGTGATCTCCAAGATATTCACGCACGCTGTCCATATGACATAACGTGCGTAGTTGTACCGCGTGAAAGATGGTCCTCTATCGTGGTGCACCCCGAAAAAAAGATTCATTCACTCGATCACTTACGCTCGGTCTATGCTGGTACCTCAGAAAAGCGAATTGCTACATTTAAAACTTCAGGCAGCCCTCAGAGAACATCAGTTTGATGAGAACGAACTCAAGTATCTTGGTGTTCGTGAGGTAGAAGAAGGTGCTGGTAATCATTACTATTTGATTGCTGGTGAGTATGAGGTTTGTGTTGACCAGATCGAAGACTTTGAACGAGTGAACTGAGACACCGCTACAACGTCCTACAATGCCTCTTAAACTATGCTTAGTACATCTACATCACTCGCACTCGTTTGTGCCCTCTGTACGCCCACAGAACAGGTAGTATTAAATGTCCTACAAGAAGATGGCGTCAAAGATAAAAATGCAGCTGCTGTTATTCTTGCTAACATTAAACAAGAATCAGGGTTCAATCCGTTAGCGTGTGAAGGATATTATCCACGCTCAGCCACAAACTACTGGGACTGTTACAACAACACACGCGGAGGATTTGGTCTGCTTCAGTGGACATCAGAGGGACGTATCAAGGGTCTTGGTGCGTTCTGCGCATCATATAAGTGTGATCCGAATACTGTTGCGGGACAAATGCGCTACCTAGTCAATGAATATGACTACACATTGGTGCGTTCCGTGTTCAATACACCTGGACTTCCGCTCCAATCGTATAAAGACGCATCTTTTGCGTGGATTCGTTGGGGCATCACTGGTCACAGGTGGTCTTACGCAAATGAATATATCAATAAAATCACTGTTGTATCGTGATTGCAACCAGTTCTAGAGCTGGCACAGAGCCCCTGCCGCATCGCGGTGGGGGCATTATAATAGGTACATACCAAACGAGGGAGACTCGATGACTGTCCAGACCGTCAAGCACTGCTTCTACAAGATCGAGATCGACACCGTGGACGCTCCCCAGCACCCCATCGTATACTTCCGCAAGGAAGGCAAGTGCACCACAGCCAAGGGCGCTGACCGTCAGCACAATCGCATCGTGAACGAGACTGTCGATGCCTGGCGTCAATTCTCTCAGCAGATCCGTCGCTACACCATCTCCCGTGTGCCAGCTGACGTAGTGGTCGCAGGTGAGGTGCGCAGCGCCTGATCTGCCCTATAATATGTTCATCAGCAAAGGACACCGATGCAACTCCTGACCTCCGCCACACAGATTGACTACTATCCCATCACCCCATCTGGCACTCGTTACATCCGTCGCGTGATCTGGCATCCTGGCGCTGAGACTGAGATGACCTCATTCTCCACCATCGTTAAGTCTGAGATGATCTACGATGCTAACCAACACATTGCCAACGGTGCTAAGGTTCTAGACTTCAACCTCCACTGCTACAACGGTCCTGACTACGCTCCCCTCGCCTGCTGATTATGATCACATCTAAATCACAGATCATCAAAACTATTCAAGAGTGCTGCACTGGCAGTGCTCTCAACAAAATTGAAAAGTTCCAAGTGTTCTGTAATGTGTGCGATAATATGCTACACGCAGGACAAATCACCAAAGCACAACACACTCGCTGGACCAATGTTTTCTAAAGAAGATCACGCATTCCTTGACGATTTGTTTGGTAAACTCACTGCATTTGTTGATGTGAGAGAACTTGATCTCCACGATGATGACACCTGTTGTGATCATCTTGAAATAAAAGCAGCAGAGTTTGAGATGACTGTTGACGAAATGCTGCACGCTGATCTATAATAATATCGACTATACCTATGCTATGCGTCACTGTATTCGCCTAACTCCCAATGAAGTTAAAGTCCTCGCAGATGCCCTCCAGTTCCTCTCAAAGTCCCAGCAAAGAAATGTCGAACGTAGTCATAACACCCGATGTGACGAACTCTACCTCCACCTCGCAAAAGAACTCGGACGACTTGAATCAGAAGAGCAGGTATGATGATACATACAGACAACATATGCGTGGTCTGTTAGATGATATTGTTATGGAGTACATTAACAACGATACAGATGTTACTCCATACGACTTCATCTCCGACCTCAAAACATCCTTGTACGAGATACAGGATTACTATCAGGGTCAGATGAATCGTGTCAATGCCATCCTTGCTTATCTTAATGGCGAACAATCACCACATCTGTTTGATCTGAAATCTAAAGAAAAGTGTGGTAATTCTGACATTGATTAAGAAACCATTATAAACTACCTTGTTCTAAACACACACTTATGGACAACGAACTTAAATCCGACAAACGTCGTCGTGCCCTGGGGTTGTTTATCGAGTCAGTTTATAAACCTGATCACGAACTTCGCCAATGTGCTCACAACCAGAAATGTTATCACGAGTTGTTAGAGTACAGAGACGAAGTTCTTGCTTATCTTTACGGTAAATACGAGGTTGATTTTTAAGACCACTGCCGTATCATTTGTTCTGATGGCATAATCAACTGTTGTGCATCAGTATCACCGCTATCAGGATTCATTCTTGGTAACCGACTCGCCCACGTTGTTGCAATGTATTTTGTACCACCGATGGGCGGGTTTCCTCTATGCATATGTGTATAACTTGCAGGGAAGATAACAGTCTTGCCCTTCTCAGGTTTTACACGAATGCCCTGATATAAAAACTCTGTTTCACCACCATCAAAATCATCATTCAAGTATGTAATGATCACAAACTCACGGTCTTGCACAAAGAAACCAGCATTATCGTAATGCCAATTGTGAAAACCACCAGCAGGTTGTGTCATCTGGATCTTAGCAGCACTCATCCAGAATTCACCCTTTGCTAGTTGACCAAATTCTTCTAAGTATTGCTTACTACAGACTTTACTCCACGCATTTAGTAATGTATTACGTACACCAGGCGATGTTCCTTCAGTCATCCAGAAGAACCAATCTTTACGCTCAAATTGTTGCGCTTCAATGTTACTGGCACCTTGCTCCTGATGACAACGCCCTGATTCAATATCATTACAATACCGAATAAGAACATCACAAAAGTCTGGTGGTATATGTCCTACGTATTCACGAATAAATGATTCACCTTCATAATTATGCTTAACAACACGACGATCAGAGGTCTTGGACGCCACCATTAAAAATAAACTCCTTCGCTTCGTTAAATGTATCGAATGATTTGATTATACCACTATCAGTGGTGATTGTAAACTTACCCTTGACTTTTCGTACTAGATGTGCGAACATAGCATTCTCTAGATCCTCTAGGGACACATTTTCACAGTTCCTACACCCCATAAGTAGAACAAACTCTGTCCTATTTAACTTATGATTGATGTCACGCAAAACCAAGACGGAAGCTTTAACATCACCTGGGACGAAAACGACCCGCAAGAAAGTATCCTCAACTCCTACACCGAAAACGACTTCAAGGCGCTCATCCAAAACTACCTCGACAAAACCCAAGTCGAACAAGACTACGCCGACAAACGAGGTAAAAACACAACAATCTTTAGAGACAAAACTAAAGGCCGCGGCAACATCACCGAAGCGTCGGAAGAAGACTACCACGACTTCTGGTACAACTCGCCAGACCCGAAAGTCCAAAGGTTCGGTTTCCATTAAACCGCCCACAAGATCACGTGACATTAAACTATTCCCTCATCCTCATTTTCCCTACCGTGTAGAGATTAAGAACGAAAAACGTGTAGCGTGGTTTGAATGTGAAGAACACGCTATTAAATTCCTTCAACGTCATCACCCTAAACCATTCACTCATTTCAAATACTATGTCTTCCCAACAACATAAACTTGAATTGGAACGTGTCATTCAAAATTACCTAGAAGATCCACTAACAACATCAGTTGAAATCTATGGTGATCTACAAGAGGTCCTCGCCCGTCTTGTATCAACACAACAAAACAATGTAACCAAATCAATAGCACTACAGTCTCTCATCCTACACCAACGCCCCACTTCCCTAGACAATGATGTGACACAAGAACAAGTGACACAATCCTTCAACATTCCTCCTAGATATTAAGCACCATTCGTGCTATAATAACCACATCACCATCACAACAACGATGACTCACGAAGAAATGCTTGAAGTTGCCTATCAGCGTGAATCCTACGCTAATACTCTCACTGTTGATGATGCACTAGAAGAACTAGCATACATCGTACAAGGTGGACAAGATGCTGAAGAGTTTCAACAATCAATTAGAGTCATCGCTCAAGTGCTGGAGTCATACAAATGATTACTACAGCATTTAAATTGTTCTTTGCCTATTCACGTTGGGGTAGACTATCATCAGATGACATTAGAGTCATTAAAACAACTACCTTCACCCAACTACTACAGGCACCATACATCATCACCAAGTATAGTAGTAAAAACCAATCATTAGCATACTATACAGATGTACTCCGCACAGGAGCTCCCCAGTAACCACCAAGGATCTCCACAATACCTGTGGAGAACTCTGTGGAAAAACCTGTGGAAAAAGAAATGGTTAAAAAAACATAGGTTGTGTGCTCTGTAGTTGGGGTCTTAGCACGCAATCTATGGAAAGTCAAGAAACTGAAAAACTCGGAAATCTCAGAAAACCAAAAAGTTAAAAAAGTCAAAAAGTTAAAAAAGTCAAATTCTTAAGTTTTAAAGATTAAATAGATTTGACAAAACTCCGAAAACCCTGTATACTACTACTATAGTAAAGAACATTATGGCTAAGTACGAAGAACTTCCAAGTAATGCTATTGAGTATCTTGAATTAGATTATGACCAATCAGCAGTAAAGATCGTCTATAAGAGTAATACTAATAAACAGTATTGCTATAAATGTGAAGATCTCGAAGAATTTCAGTCTGCTTTTATGCAAGTTTGTGGAAAACTTGAAGCACAACAAGATAGAGACGATGATGATAATCTTGTTGAATCTGAAGAAGACACAATTGCAAGAGAAGATGCATCCATTGGTAAATTTATTAACCAAAGGATACAACTTGGCAATCTGAAACTCGATATGATGTTACTGCAGTCTGAAGATATGCTCGACAAGGGTTGGGACAGTTTCACAGGTAGCACAATGCCAAAGGATGCCATTGTGGCAGGTGAATAAGTGTCACACTCCCTGTTGATGTCATCGTCAAATCGTGTATAGTACATTCATCGAACAAATTTCATTCGATTTGACTTACAACGATCCCTGCACAATTGCTCTCCAAGAAGACAAGAAACTGATGGCAATTCACCAGCATCCTTCACCTAACGCAGACGATCTTTCTTCTCTCATTGATAACTATGCTTGGCATATTATCGATGGTTTGGATCACAAATCAGCAGATCAAATGCTGTTCGATTTGTTGACACGAGAGTACGAAAAGATGACCTGGGATGAAGTCACTGAAGAGATCGTAGATCTTTATGATGAAGATACTTTGATCGATCTACTTCCTGATGCTAAGTGATACAAACTGGTCAGCCGCTTCGCTGTGCCAGTTCGCTTAGTGTCCACTACCTCTTGACCTGGGGCGCTGGATGCCCTATATTGACTTCAGTTCAAACAAACACGAACCAAATGCGCAAGATCGAAACCCTGATGAACGCAGCAGTTTCTAACAACAAGAACTGGACATCTGCTAACACCAGTGTTACGTACTGCCCCGAATCTGACGAGTCTAAAGTGTACCTGCACGGCAACCACATTGCCACTGTGGGTGACAACTTCCTCCAGATCTTCGATGGTGGTTGGCAATCCAACACCACCAAATCTCGCCTGAATGCTCTCATCAACTGCTTCTGCAATGGTGTGACTGACGGTGTACATCAGAAGGACTTTTCTTGGTTCATTCGTGACAACAACGTCACCCGTGAATTCGAGAACGGTTACATCTTCGCTTGAACGTGTTACAATGGGCGGGTATAAATAACCCGTCCTTTTTTGTGCCAAATGACTATCACTAGAGACAGTCTTATTCGTGAACTTGTTGCACAACGTATGAAGGCAATTGACAACGGTGAAAAGTACACCGAAACCCTTCACAGATTGTACCAAGAATATCACACAAAAGACCTCGAATTCATTGTCGCACGATATAATGCAGAATTTGGCCGCGGCGTGACAGTTGACGAGGTGTCCACTCTCCTCCCCTAAACTGCCCACCCCGTGCTTATAATGTCTGTATGAATCAAACCTACAGCATCGAGTGCCCCGCACTCTCCGAAACCGAAACCACCACCGACCTGGATCGGGCGTGGGACCTGTGCTTCTCTATGCATCAGGAGTCCGACTCATACGCTTGCGTACGGGACGCCTCTGGTGATATCATCGGAGAGTACG